ACGAAGGCGAGGATTTTCAGAATCTAACCCTAACTTACCCATCATATTAGTTTGCTCATTCTCTATACCTTCCGCAGTAAACATATTGTTTATACTAATTCCCATATCAGGGTTCATACGATGCATAACTGACTTTATTTGTTGAGGTAATCCTGCTGCTTCTGTATACTCTGCTGTACCCTTAGTATAAACACCATGATGTTTGTGAGGAACAGTATTGAGATAATCATTTGCTAACTTAGCCCACATACGAGTATTAGCGGCTACGGTTTCGTGGTCAAGATTAGGATTAAAGATATGCGCTAACATTTCAGGGTCTATCATACCTTTTAACTTAGAACCCATTTCTGCGATAGCATCTGTATCTGCTCTTAGTCTTCTTTCTCTATCAATCATTTGGGTATCATAATTTCCAAAAGAAAATTTACTATCAGATGTTTCTTGTAAAAGTGGCTCAAGGCGACTGAGTTCATCAGTCATTTCATGTATACGAGTATTCAATTCGGTCTTTCTTTCAGGTGAAGTTTCATCTGAATCTCTTTCTTGAATCAACATTGCTTGTCTTTCGGCCAAATCAAAATAACGCTCTTGCTCTTCTGTGACTGGTTGTCTTTGACTTACCTGACTTAAAAGATTACCAAAGCCAGCGTATTCAGGGTTAATATCCAAAGACTGTACTACTCCTTCTTTTGTTTCTTTGTAAGGAGTAGGATAAGCCATCATAAAGTTCTCTTCAAGTCTTGCTAATGCTCTTTGGTATTCTTCTTCGACTTCTTTCTTTTGCTCATCTGTAGTTGCGTTATCTGAAATTAAATTATAGCGAAGCCTCAAAGCATCCTTGGCTTCCTCTAAGTTGTCAAGACCTCTCGTTTCTGTAGCAGGTATGTTTCTTGTTCTCAAATCATCTAAGTCACTAATTGCAAGCGTAGACTTACCTCGCCTATCTGTATGACTTAGTAACATAGGATAAGGGTTCATAGGAGCATTACCCATACCTAACAAAGTACCTGTATGATGGTAATCGTGAGCACTTTTTATTCTCTGAACTTCTTCATCATAAGCACCACCTTTAGCAGGAAATCTATGACCCACATACAGATAACCGGGTACTTTTCCTGACAATTTACTTTGAAACTCTTGTGAATTTTGACCTGCTTCCCTCGCATCATGATAACCCCTACTCAACTTGTTAGCAGTAGCGTGGTCAAGTGAATAAGAGTGCCTTTCTGTATAAGGGTTAGTAGACGACCCATACCTGCTACTTCTCGCAGTGTTATGTGGATTCAAAGTAGCAGTGGCTTCACCTGTACCTTCTCGTGTCGGCTCTATAGTAGACCCCCCTCCGACTTGAGTAACTAATCTAAATTGACCTCTGTCCATCATGCCAAATAAACCAATTTCTGCTTGACCAAATGGACCGAGTAAATTAAGCATACTGTGGTCACGCATGTTTACATCGTT